GTATGGGGTCCTAACTTTACAAGTGAAGAAAATTTAAAGCAACTGATAGATAAATAATGCAATACGTAGTCTCAGGAACTAAGTACAACCTATCTTATAAGGAGCTAAGCGAGTTGTATCACAAATATCTGTTATACACAGACGAAGAGTTTAGAAAAAACCTACCCGAAATACTGCACACAGCATGCGTAATATGTTACCTTAAAGAATCGGGCAATGAATCCACACTAAGCGACAAGGGAGTAATACACTTACTTGTTCATCAACTACACATTCCAGAAGAACCACTAGAAAGCTTACAAGAGGCGCGTGAAGCCTTCGAAAATATTTGTAAATTAGCGTAATGAAGGGCTTTGAAAACCTATATCACCAGTTCACAGATGCCAAAGGTAGAAATTACTACACATTCGCCTCTGGTACTATGCCATTTGTACGTTATCAGCAACAAAGGGAGTTCCTACGATGGATGCAGGTAGGTCAGAGTGAATCTGAATACTTGGAATTGATCGATAATGCAGCGCAAGCCCTCACACAGGGGGCCAAGGGTTTAACAACGGTATCCAAGGCTTTGAATGAGATGAAATTCCGCATCAATACCATTCGTCCCAACCTAGTATATCAGATGATGGCCGTATCGATAGTCAGAGAAGACGAAAACCCATTATCATTCCATAGGGAGATACAAGAGGAAAAGGCGAAGATGATAGAAGAGGACATGACGAAAGAAATGGAGTTTTTTTTTGCCTTAAAACCTTTAATGCCATTGTTAAGCAAGTCACCACATACCAAAGACTCATTTCAAAGCATCTTGAAGGTCTTGGATCAAGTGGAGATAAGCAGGACAAAAACCAATACAGCCTTAGAGCGTCACGTCAAGCCAATTTCGACGCCGACACCAGCTTAAACATGGCTATAGTGCAGGAGGACTTAGATCAGTACGAGACTTTAACACAAATGCCAATCAGAGACTACGTTCTAAGGGTTAAATCTTTCGTCTCAAAATGTATCAGAGACAAGGAGAGAGCGGCAAGGATGAGGTCGAAATCGAGAAAACGTTGAAAACCATAATACTAAAATACCTACTACGCAAGCTGTGTGCGCATAAGGACGGCCTTATACTTCGATTTATAGCCGACGACAGCACCAAGTACTACGGGTTTAAATCAAAACCCCCTCCTATGCGTCACGCCCGCATACAGAGGAACTACCAATTAATAGTATCGGGATTGTCGGGCGAAGATTACACTAACACTCTTAATAAGATCGTTGATAACTTAAAAGACGGTATCGAACAAGCTCACAAGAAGCAAAAAAACATTAAGCTTCAGGTGGTATTTGCGCTACTATTCGAGTTACAAGAGAGAGCAACCGAACCCAACATCGACATAATAGCAGATATTCTAGCTACAACACTACTATTAAGCGACGAAGACCCGAACCACATCGACAAAAAGGTTCATCAAAAGAAAAAAGCTCATATAACGGAGATACTTGAGCACACCCCAGAACAGATCATAAGGCTCCCAGAGTATCATATATTCTACGACTCAGGAATGTCAGGAGACCTATTAAGGGCCATTCAGGCACAGAGCAAATTGACACACGAGCAAATAAATGCTATCTTAGCACACAACTAGGGAATACCCAGCCACCGAAGCAACAGGCTAACCCTTAGGCATGAGTGAAATAGTACTTAAGATTTGTGGTGACGCTAGTTGTCTTCAGAAAGAATTCCAGCAAGCCGCCTCAAGCGGTGATAAGTTTGCCAAAGAAACCGACAAAAAGGTAACAGGAAAGCTTAGTGGCTCTTTTAACAAGCTTGGCAACACCATCAAAAACAATCTACTACCAGTATTTGCTATTGGAGGGTTAATTGCTGGTGCCGCAAGCGCAATAAGGGAAGCTACTGAGATCATCAACAAATTCGATTCAGCGGTAGCGGAGTTGAGTGCTATTACGGGAGCTACAGGAGAGGACTTAGATTTTTTCCGACAAAAAGCTATTCAGCTAGGCCCAGAATTCGCCAAGTCAGCCACCGAAGTAGTAGACGCGTTTAAATTGGTAGGGTCGGCACGTCCTGAACTTCTCAAGAACAGTGAAGCCTTAGCAGAGGTAACAGAATCGGCGCTTTTGTTGGCTCAAGCTTCAGGGTTAGAGCTAGAAACCTCGGTAGATTCACTCACTTCTACCTTGAATCAGTTCGGAGTACCAGCAGAAAAGGCAGCAGATGCAGTAAACACTCTTGCGGCGGGTTCCAAAGCGGGTGCGGCCCCAGTGGATCAAATCTCACAGTCACTTGTAGCGTTTGGCGCGGTAGCCAACCAAAGTAACGTAAGCTTAGAAGAGTCTGTAGGACTTATTGAAACATTGGCAGATAAATCAATCACGGGATCAGAAGCAGGTAACAAGCTTAGAAACGTACTCACTATTTTATCTACAGCAGACGCCTTGCCAAAAACTGCTTTGGATGAATTGGAGAAGTTTGGCGTTAATTTAGATGTTGTGACAGACAACTCTATCCCTCTTAACGAGCGTTTAACAGAATTTAGCAAGATTGCAGGAGACAGCACAGCCTTGGTTAAGGTGTTTGGTAGAGAAAACCAAGTAGCAGGCTCTATCATCCTTAATAACGTAGATCGATTCAACGAATTGACGGACGCCGTAACAGGAACCAATGTAGCGTTCGAGCAAGCGGAAATAGTCAGCCAAACACTGGAATTCCAAACAGCAAAGACCGAGGCGACTTATGAGTCATTAGTTCTTTCACTCGACAACGGAACAGGGCCTTTAAGTGAAACACTCGTAGGATATGAAAAGCTAAAGCAATCTCTTTTCGAATTCCTCACCACTGCTAATGATGCCACTGCAAGCAATGATGATTTAGTAAATTCATTGAATAAATTTACGGCAGCGTTTGATTCTTTTGCTGGAACAGGATTGATTTCAGAGGCGCAAAAACAATTAGCGGGGGTAAATGCCACGCTTGATAAGTATGTGGATGCTAATGTAAACGCAGCGTTTGCAGCGCAGGATTTAGCTAGAGAGACAAACCTCGGGCAAGAAGCCATTCAAGAAGGAGTAAAAGAAACAGGAGTCGTTTTAGATACTCAAGTCACTAAGCTCGGGGAGATAGCCGAGCAGGTAAGAACAACATCGGGCGCAGAAAAAGAAAGAGCTTTAGAAAACTTCAGGCTACAGCAAAGAATAGTAGATGGAATTGAAGAAGAGTTAAAAGCAAGGAGAAACCAAGCACTAACAGCAGGAGTTGGCCCAACGGCAGGTACTTTAGGGGATATACAAGCATTTGCAGAGAGAAAGAAAGAAGAAGAGAGACTGCAACAGGAGCAAGACAAAAAGGATCAAGAAAGAGACAAGAATAGAGACAAGCGAAGAAAGGAACGTGAAAAACTAGAGGCTGAGGTCGCTAAACTCCGAGCCAATGCATTAGAAGACGAAAGAGAGCGCGAATTAGCTCTACTGGAATTATCATTCCAAAAGGAATTAGAGTCAGTCGAAAAGAGCGAGGAAGGTAAAAAATTAGTACGCGAGAAGTTTGCACAGGACCAATTAGACATTAATCGCAAGTTTGACGAGTTAGGAATAGAGCAGAACGCGCAAGCTATCCAATTAGAAGCTGAACAAGCAATTAGATCAGCAGAGGAGCTAAACGTAAGGCTAGAAGAGATCGAACTTAACAGGCTAGAACAAAGAAAGATACTACTTCAGAACGCGGGTCAAGACACAACAGAGGTAGATTCTCAAATCTTAGCCCAAAGGCAAGCCCTTAACGATGCTCAACTAGATTTAGACGTAAGCAGAATCAATGAAAGAGCAGACTTAGAGCGTTTATCGGCAACCCAAACTATAACAAACGCGGAGGAACTGGCAGACGCGGAACTGCAAATCGAGATAGAAAAGCTAGAGGCTATAATTGCCGCGCGTCAAGCAGCGGGGGAATCATCTATTGAGCAAGAGCAAGAATTAGCCAACCTAAGACTAGGAATCCGACAGGAAGAAATAGCCAGCGAACAAGAATTGCAATCAACTAGAAAAGATGCAGCGATAGAGTTAGCAGGAACACTAAGAGATTTAGCGATAGCTTCCTTACAAGCACAAACAGACGCCCAAGTGGAGGCTATAAATGAGCAAAAGGATGCCGAACTAGCAGCGATAGATGAACAATTAGCCGCCGAAACACTATCTGAGCAGCAGAGAGAACAACTACTAAAGGAGAGGGAGCGTATTGAGCAGGAAGCGGACAACCGCGCAAAAGAACTGCAACGAGAGCAAGCGGAAAGGGAACGCGCAATCGCAACATTCGAGGCCTTTATTAATGGTGCGGTAGCGTTTACCAAGGCGTTAACTATCGATCCTACGGGTATTTTAGCGGGTATCACAGCTGCTCAAACCATCGCACAAATAGCCCTTATTAACTCTCAGCCTCTACCAGCATTTGCCAAGGGTACAGAAAACTCACCAGAAGGTTACGCTCTTGTTGGTGAGCAAGGCCCAGAAATCGTATATTTACCTAAAGGCTCCAAGGTTAAAACAGCCACAGAGACACGTAGAATAATGAACTCAGGTATAAGCGGCCACGCCATCAACAATATAGTAGAAGAACAGAGGTCGAGAGAAGTTTATTTGAGTCAGAAGACGTCTAACAATTACCAAAACTTCCAAGACGGTAATTTGGTAAGAAGCGGAAGAGATACCCAGAAAGCCATCTATGAAACAGCAGGAATGATCGTAGATGAATTGAAAAGAATGAACTACAAAGGAAGGGGTGTTATATGAGGGTAGATTTATATCTCGACGGGGTAGTAAAAGAAGGGTATTTGAATTGGCGCGACTTAACCAAGCAAATCAAGCGTAACGACACCTTGAAAGTGTTTACGGTTCAGCAGGTAGGCCCATTAGAATTGGAAGGAGAGGCTGCTAAGTATATCCGAGATCAAAGAAACGATTTAGGAGTATGTGGAAAAGTGCAGGTTGAGATTATTATTAGAAAAACCGAATATCAAGCTTATTCAGCTGTATTGGGAGAGATAGAGTTGTTCACTATTGATAGTTTCGTATCAGATAATAGTTCTCAAAAACAACTTACAGTAGAGCTAAAAGATCAAGGCTTTGCTAGTAAGATTTTGGACTCACAGAACAAGAAATTCTTCATAGGCCAAGGAATAGATGTAAATCAAGGTAGTTTTACCCCTAGCGTGAATATTGAATTGCAGACGTTTGACCCAGAAGACAATTCCAATATAGGCGGAAAAGTCAAAGCCTATGACTTAAAAGACTGTTTCACTGATATTGTTAAGGCACTTTCAGAGGATACAATATCCTTTGAATCAACTTGGTATGATAACCTACCAGACGAAGAGAGATATTGCGTCACGACGGGGGTAAATCTACGCCAACAATCTTGGAGTGACCCATACATAAGCTTAAAAGACCTATTCGAGAACATATCTAAGAAGTATAATTTGTGGTTTTTCGCCATTACGGTAAATGGACAGTCTACCTTAAGGCTAGAAGAAGAGTCTTTTATCACTCAATCAGACAGCATAAGACTAGACGACGTACGAGACATAAGCAAAACCACTGACATTCAAAAGTTCTACTCTGAGGTAAAGGTAGGTTCGAGCGAATCCACTAAGGATTTAACAGGAGTCACGGAATTAGCGCCTTTCATCAGGGTGATGAGTGAATTCCCGTACATCCCAGCTATCACACACACAGAAGAAACATGGTCAATAGAAGGAGAATGCACTGGGGGGACGTCCTTGGAGCTATTTACGGATTGGGTAATAGATCACAACGAGATTCAAAACGCGGTAATTGATGATGATGACGACAACGACGAAGAGATATTCATTATTCAATACAACCAAAACACCCTTAAAGCCTCCTCAGAGCGATTAACAGACCCGCTTACAGGTGGTGCATATATTTACAACCCTGAACTAATTAACATCAGGGTGATAGACAGATTCAGACTACAAAACAACATCACCAATAATTTCGTACAAACTACAGATAAATTTTACGTAGGAACCAATCAAACCTCAGGCCCTCACGCTGTAAGTACGGAATGGAATCCTACGCCTTTAGACGTAGATAGCCCTCTACCGTTTTTCAACGATAACTCAAGGTGGAACACGGGAACCTATCAGTTTGAAGTGCAAGAAACGGGCGTGTATAGATTCTGGGGGGAGTATTTCGTAGATGTAATAGACAACTCAGGGGCAAACAACATAGAATTAACCGCTAGAATACAAGAGTACACCCCAGCAGGTGAGGTAGTAGAAAACTATTTACTTGCCATCGGCTCTAGTGTTCCACCTTCAGGCAGTGTTATTAGTTTGGACTGGCAAGACCAACCAGCATACCTAAAGAAGGGTAATTTTGCGCAATTAAGATTAGTAGCTACAGTAACAGGAGCGCCTTGGTCATTTACATTTCTCGACCAAGACCCTCTTACGCTTGATCCTACGTTCTTAGAACTCAGAAATACAGTAACAGCAGGAGAGGCTGCTACAGATCAAGACTCAGCAGATTACTTTGCTATAAATTACACTTTTGAACACGCTATAGATGAGGCATTGTGGTTGGACATGGAATCAAACCCAGCGCGTCAGATACAAGTATTCAACGACGTAGACTACAGCCATATAAAAGTCTTAGGTGGGTGGCCATCACAAATAAGCCGAAACTTAATAACAGGGGAAACATCTTGGGAATTAATATCAAACGAAACACAAACACCATTTACATGAGATACCTAATCATCATATTTGCGTTAGTCGGATGCTCCAAACAGACTCCAGAGTACATACAAGCCACAATCAATGCCGATGACATAGAGATAGGTCTTGTCAATGAGCATCAAAGCTTCACGGCGCACGTAGACCAAACAAAAACCGTCAAACTACTAGAAAATCAAGAATACACACTAGTTATAAGTTCAGAATACGAACAAAGTTTTGAAATATTGCTTAATTTCAATGGATTATTTCGCAGACAGACTTACAAAGTAGAAGACGAACTAATAACAACACTAAGAACAGATAGATATTAAACTGATTAACAGCAAACTACACTCATACACTTTAAGTAATGATTTACCTAAGAAACCAAGCATACCCTTTTGATGTAGCTCCTGATGAGTGTGACTGCTGTGACGAATTAAACATAGATCAATTAGTTAATCAGACCGACGTCACTCAGTTTCAAAACATTATGGACGTGTCTGCGTTTGCTCCACAAGTCGTAGACGATCCTAGTTTTGATCTGACAGTAGGAGGTGGTAGCCCGTGGACTATTACAAGCCCTATATACACCGTCGGAGGAGGGCAGTTATGTAAAGTTCTCACAGGAGCCGCTCAGAGTTTTCAGAACAACATCTTCATAGTCGGTAATTATTACTGCGTTAGAGTGACGCTGGATGAGCTATCAGGAGGTGTTTTTGATCTAACAGTAGGCGGTAATCTATTTACCTTATCTGCCATAGGCGAATACACGTTTTACATCGAAGCCACAGGAGATGGAGTAAGGGTGTTTGGAGATGATGGCGTTTTGGGCTGCTTGAGTAGGATAGAAGCTTTTGAGGTCTTCCCTCAACACACCAAAATACTAATAAAGGACTCTACAGGCACAGTAATAGGAGTTTTAGACATTCAAAACCACCCCGATGCTTTTGAGATTATGAAGAATTCAGTAACTAATTTTGTTGACTGGTTTGATCTGGGGATAGACGAGGGATGTTATACGTTATGTATTGCAGACCCCAACTTAAACATAGGAGGTCAAAATTTTCTATTCAACGGTGATTTCACTATAGACGGCTTTTCAGGCGATGAATACGATACAGGGTGGTTGTTAACTAACGGGACAGGTAGTTGGCAAATCACAGGAGGTCAACTAGAATATAATTCCAGCGGAGCAGGAGACGTAGGATTAGCAGAACATATATTTACCAGTTACGAGGTAGGCACCCTTTATGATGTAGAGGTAGTTGTTGCTGATGTTACCGACTGTTCATTAAGTGTGAAAATAGGAACCGTCGCAGGGCCATCAATTAACGCCGCAGGAACATATAACTTCCAAATAACACCTGACGACACTAATCTAAACTTTACCGTCTTCACGATGGGCGCAGGAGCGACAAATATCGACATCGATAGCATAACTGTAACCAAAGCCAACACAGAGGACTATGTAGGTAACGTAGAAGGCCCCAGAATCAACCTAGGCACTCACGAATGCACTCATTTGGTAAATGCTTGTCATAATGGCCCAGCAGCAGGATTTAATTTTGACGGCGGTTTCTCTCCTACTATTAGGCTAAAATCCCAGATAGGTCGCGCATCATACGGAGGAACCAGAATATCCAGTAAGTTAAGCAACGGTTCTTACACAAATGTTTATTATGACAGAGACAAAATCAAAGAATTCCAGATCGATTTTCAGCCCGAATATGTATACGATTTCCTTTCTCTTATCTTAGGATTTAAGTACTGGGCTATAGACGGCGTAAGAAGACATGCTCAAGACGACGAAATAAGCCCAACCTACCCAGATACTGTAAATTGCAACGGAACTACGATTATAAACATTATCACACACCCACAGCAAAACGACGCTGCTATTACATTTAGAGATTGTACAGGTCTAGCCACGTCTTGCACCTCAAGCAATTTCCTAGTACAGGCAGAAGATAACGACTCATTCATAACTCAAACAGACGGATTTAAAATCATTATAAACCCTTAGTCATGCCGAATAAATCAGTACCTCAACTAGATGCAATAGCGCCTCCGATACAAACTACAGACCTCCTGCATGCAGTAAGAGCAGGAAAGGACTTTCAGGGTGCGGCTGATCTGCTTATAACCTACCAGAAGATAGTAACTCAAATCAGTTCTGCTCAGTTTCTTGCAGCAGCTACGACACCTATTGTTATTCTAGCAGCACAAGGAACAAACACGTTCATTAACCCTGTACTATCGGTTCTTAGAAACGTAGCGGGAGGCGGCGCGTACGTAAGTCCTGATCCCGCTGGTATATGGCACGCTTCAGGAACTTCGGCGTTACATGAATTTAGCTTAACAGTGGCCACAAGCATTACGGAACACGTAGAACAAGGCGAAAGATTTGGAAAGGTAAAGTTTGTTGAAAATGATGATTTAGTATTTAAGGTGGATGGTGTAGACCCAACGATAGGAACCAACGAATTCGAGCTTACCACATGGTATACAGTACTAGATTTCAGTTAAAGCGATACTTTAAGTGCTTTTGCATAAGTAACTAGCAATTACTATATTTGCTCTACACGTCTTTTTAGGTGGCCTAGATTGGGAGGCCATATAGTGACCCAAGATTTTTGAATTTAATAATTTACAATCATGGGATGCGAATCATGCTATACGTGTGACGACCTCGAAGAGCAGGTGTTGAATATCGACTGTGACCCTCTCACTGGGGTAGTTCCTGAAGTCATGCTATTCAAATGTGGTGCAACACCAACAGACCCTTCAGACGATACGGAGATTAATGCTCTACTTGCTGCTGGCGACGCGGTATTGTACAAAAGCCTTAAGGTACTTGTGAATGCTCCTAGTGAGATTTCACAGGCTTCTTTGGTTGCAGGCGAAACTGACGCTGTATCTAACTATGATCGTACTATATCTTGGATTGATGGAAACGTTAATGCGTTGAACATCGATGCGTACAATGCAATGAATAGCTCTAACGGAAAAGTGTTCGGTGGAGCATTGTTGTACTACTGCGAATCGGATCAAGTAAAGTTCATTCAAGGTAACTCACGCCTTATTGGCGGGTTTAACGACGTAGAAAACGAGCAGTCAAAATGGGAGGGCGAATTGCGTTGGAGATCAAAAACTGATCCGACCTTACATGCAGCACCTGCTGGAATTTTCGGTCAATAATGAGCAAAGGAATTGTACTTTTCGCCTTTGGCGACAGGGCCTATTACAATATGGCCTACAATATGGCTTTAAGCATCAAGGCTACCTCTAAATTAAAGGTAGCTTTGGTGCATGACCTTCACAACTTCAAATTAAAGCCAATGCCAGCCGAGAATTGGGACGTTTTCGATAAGCTGGTACCTCTACAAAAAAAACACACAGATGCTGGACAGATTAAGTGCAACATGTACAAATACATGCCTTATGAGGAGAACTTGTACTTAGATGTTGACGGATGTGCATTAAAGTCCCTCGATCCGCTTATGGATGAGTTAACAGCCAAAGAAGGCTGGTTCTATACTCAAGTCAACGGTAAAGGCGGTAAATCAGACGACATACCTTACTCTATTTGGGCTACCAATGATGATATTTGGGAGTTCTTTGGCTTAGAGGAAGATGCGGTATTGCCTGCAATTCAAAGCTCATACGTATTTGTTAGAAAATGCGATGAGGCCAAAGCGTTCTTCGATAAAGTAGCTAAAAACTACGATAAGAAGTTTGACAAGCGTAAGCTAACAATGAGATGGGGAGGCAGTATACCAGATGAGTTGATTTACTCAGGCACTATGGCGCAGCTAGGCATGAACACCGATGCGCATGGTGGAAGACACATCTATTTTGGATGGAAGAACAAAGAGACTATCTCCGAGGTATTCGAGGGATGGTATATTTTAGCTATCTACGGAGGGCGGCGCCTTGTTAAGGTTCGCTATAAAGAGTTGTACGACCGTCATATGCGAAACATTTGCAAGCAAATGAACACGCGACACATGTATAAGGTTGCCCCATTACTAAAGAGCAAGCATGCGAACAAGTAAAGTCATTGGCGGTATAGCTTCGCATCCAGCGAGAGAGGAGTTTCTAAAGGTTACCATTGAATCTATTATCGACCAGTTCGACGAGATTTACGTATACCTCAACAACTACAAGAAGGTTCCCGAGTTTCTAAAACACGAGAAAATCACGCCTATCTTATCCTCGGAAGCTGATGGAGATTTACGCGCCTTAGGCAAGTTCTATAAAGCTAAGGACGTTGATGGCTATTACTTTTCAATGGACGACGATATAAAGTATCCAAAGGACTATGTATCATACTTGACCAACGAGATCGACCTACACTATCGTAAGGCTGTTGTAGGCGTTCACGCTACAATCTACCGTAGACACCCTATTAAATCGTACTACCGCGACAAGTCGCGCCAAATATTTTACTGCTACGAGCGATGGAATAAGACTCAATCAGTACACATGCTAGGAACGGGAACTATGGCGTTCCACACCAACACATTGAAGTTCGATTGGGAGTTGTTCAAGGATCAAAAGAACATGCTAGACCCACAGATGGCTAGACACTTGCACTCTTTGTCATTGCCGCAAATTACTTTAAGACGTAACAGAGCGTGGATTATAGAGCAAAAAGGAAGTCAGGATTTAGCTATCTGGAAAAGCGTAGCTAAGGACGACTCGGTACAGACCGATATTATCAATTCTATTCCTAAGCTACAGCACTTCCCAGCACAACGTGCGGACAGAAACAAGCTAGGCGATGCATCTATCGAGTGGAATTTATTACGATGGTTAGTTGGAAACGTTAAGGGAGGGAAGGTAGTTGAACTGGGTGCTGGTAATGCGTCTCGTGAGATTGCTAAAAATTATGACCTAACATCTATTGAGCATAACCCTAAGTGGTTAAGATCACACAAAAACACCATACTAGCCCCTATTGTAGATGACTGGTACGACGTAGACAAGATGCAGGACATTAAGAATGCAGATGTTTATTTGATTGACGGCCCTCCTGCTCGGATTTGCGACCGAGGCAAACTTATAGAGAACCTAGACCTATTTAACAAGGATGCTATATTTGTACTTGACGACGTTAACCGAGACGCTGAAATGTCATTGGCTAAGAAATTATCTAAGGCATTGGGTCGTAAGATGACGGTACACGAAGGACAACAGAAAAATTTTGCAACGATATGAAGATTATTAAGATGCTCTGTGGCGGCAAAAAGTCAGGCTGTCAAAGCACAATTATTCTACCTTATTTGAAAGCTGCGTAATGGCACTCGAAGGACAGGAAATAGAAGCGTTACTCAATCATACAATCACAGTACGTGAGGCGCGTGAAAATGAGCTAAAAAAGGATAAGAACGCTTATATCAAAGAATATAAAGCTGAGTACTATCCAAATTACAACTACATGGTTAGGCTGTATGACGCTGTGCGCATGCACTTTGATAACCGAGTAGTGCCTATGCAACTGTTCGAGAACCGCTCACCAAACCAAACCGATAAGGAAGCGAAATGGTTAAAGGCTAATTACAAGTTAATTACAGGTCCAGTAGCGATGGACTACGTTAATACTGTAGGACGTTGTTTCATACAGGGTAATTTCAATATCTCTTACAAGGCCGAGGATGACGATTTTGTAAACACTGAGACAACATACGAGCAATATGTAACTAAGGAGTACGGCCAATATGGGTCTCTGATGAACTATGCTCGTAATTTCTTGCCCACAATCAAGGCTCAGGATGCTAACGGCGTTATTGCTGTCCGCCCTAAAGACATTCCATTAGTAGAGAACGAGGATGGTGAATTGGTTGTTTCAGGTGTTGATTTGCCTGAACCACTCCCTTACTACTACGACATTAACCGAGTGGTAGGGTATAAAGACGGCGTTTACGCAATGATCGAGACGCCTGAGAAGTCAATTGTGATGGTTGACAAAAAGCCAGTCAAGGACGGTTATATCTATGAGCTATATGACGATCAGTGGATTTACCGTATTATCCAAGTAGGCAAGAAAGAAGACAAGGAATATAACGTAATACCGTGGTTTGAGCACGAGGCTGGGGAGGTTCCAGTTATTAAACTCATGGGCGTTGCAGGTATTGAAGATAATCAGATTATTTACCAGTCCCCATTCATGCTAGGCACAGCGCTGCTAGAGGAAGCTATTTTAGATAACGGCTACTTGCAGATGATTAAGGCTAAGGTGGTGTTTCCTCATAAGATCACTTTGGCCAGCCAGTGTGAATACGAAGAAATTACTGAGGCTTACAACGCTAAATGCTCAGGAGGATATTTAAAAGGCCATACAGTACAAGGGGATGAATATAATAAGATTTGCCCAAAATGTAACGGGCAGGGTATGGTTAGCCGTATGGCTGCATTTGGCGAGATGTTAATTGCGCCGCCAGATCAGTTCAACCCTGCTGGTGATAAAGACATTACAGAGCCTATTAAGTTTGTTGCTCCACCGCTCGACGCACCTAAGATGCTTAGAGAAGAGGTTGAAAACAATATCAACAAGGCTAGAGGGCTTCTACACCTCAATACTACTATGGGCGAAGCTAAGGGCCGTGAAGACGCCACAGCTACAGCTAAAGCGCTTGATTTAAAGAATTTGATTTCGTTTGTAGCACCTCCATCGGCTCAGACTTGGCAGATTGTACGGTTTTTGTTCAAAATGACTGGCATTATGCGATATAAAAACCGCTTTAATATGCCTGACATCATCGAGCCTAAAGACTTTGATTTCAAAACGCAGTCGGATTACTTGGCAGACATCAAAGAGGCTTCAGAATCTGGTAATGTGCCGTACCCAGTTATTGCTGAGTTGCTTAGAATGTACATTAAGAGCGCGTTCCACGGTGAAAACTCAAGCATTAAGGTGCTCAACTTGCTCACTGACGCTGATAAACTACTTACGGCAAGCCAAGAAGACATTGATATGGGCGCTAGTAGAGGTGAGATTGAGCCTTGGCAGATCATCTTGCACCGTTCGGGGCTATCGTTTGTGTCAGAACTGGTACGAGACAACCCTGATTTCCTAGAATTGCCACTATCAGACCAAGTAGAGCAGCTTGAAGCGGTAGCAAGAGAAGCGGCCGAGTCGGCAAGAAACGCACAAGCACCTATAGCACCTCCAATTGACGTATAATAATGTCAGCGATTACTGAAAAAGCAGATAGGTTAGATACCGTACCGCAGGACTTCTACGACTCATTGGCTAAGTTCGAGCCGCGATTATTGGCAAAAATCAATTCCTTACTAGGAAAGCTGGACACAAAGAACGACCGCATTAAGCCCACGGCAGGAAACCTCAAGACGGTTAATAGCATCATAGGCGAGATTAGGCGTTTCATGAAGACCGACAGGTACACAAGTATCGTTAAGGATTTTGGTAGTGAATTCGACAAGCAAGCAAAACTAACCAAGCAATTATTCGAGGAAGAGATAGGCGATTTTAAAAGCACGCCAGCTAGTAAGGGTGTTTTTGAGAGCAGTCGCGACGCTTCATTATTATTGTTGGTTGGCGATAGCTTAAATAAGCCATTGTTTAGCCCTATAAAGGGGTTAATGGATAACGCGGTAAGCCAGAACGGACTATTAGAAGACCTCTTTGCTAATATGAGCGTTTTGATAACTGGCAACGATGATAGGCTAGGGGCTTTATCAAGCTACACAAGTAGAGAGAACAATATACGAGATCAATTCTCAACATCAGATAGAGAGTTTACACAGCAGAGCGCCAACCTACAGGGCGTAGAGTGGTATTTCTACACAGGAGGGCGAGTCAAGGACACACGCAAGTTCTGTGAGGCTCGGGACGGAAAGTATTTTCATAAAAAAGAAGTAGAGCTATGGGTTACAAACGAACAAAGAGGGGCAGGAAACCCCGATCCAAGTAAAAAGTGGCAAGGGCAACGGCCTTTAACCACCTCAACGACAATATTTAGCTTTTGCGGTGGGTATAATTGCAATCATTCTTTGATGCCTGTGTCTATTTTCAAGGTGCCAAAGAGCGTAATACAGCGGAATATTAACAATGGCAATTACACCCCAACACAAACCGAGATAGACGAGTTTGGGCTAGTGGCTTAAACCTTTACTTTAGGTAGACTTGCTAAGTATTTGATATTTAAACATGAATAAACTATATTTGTTATTATGAAACAGGTAAAAGTAATCAGAACAGACAAGGACGGCGCCGAGCGTATTATCGGCATCTCTGACCGTCTTGCTAATAACGCGGCTTATATGCACAAGCATAACTTGCGTTTAGTTCCAGCACTTAGTGAACCAGCAGTTAATCCCACGCCACCAGTTGCAGAGATAGAAGTAGATGTGGTAACTCCTGAATTCAAGGAAGAGATTAAAGACATTCGCGAGGACGTGCTAAGCATGGGAGTGGAAGAGCTTCAGGAAAAGTATGAGCGGGATGACTGGGTATCGCTTGCAAAGTCACTTTCATTGAAAGGCAACCATAGCAACACAGGTGAAGTGAAACTGATTACAAAGATTAAGGCAAAATTAACATAATAATATGAGTGAAGCAGCAGTAAATTTTGTTAAGTACTTAGGTTTTGACTTAACAGACGAAACAACAGCAGACGACCTACAGAAGTGGGGGTCAGAAAACCTAATTAACGTGAAAGACGCGGGCGACCATAAGGTAGTGCGTGACTTAATCGGAAAGCGTTTGGGATCGAACCAGACGGCAGCAAAGAAAACCTTTAAGGATGCTGGCGTTGTATTTCCAGACGGCAAAGCAGATCGCTGGGAGGACGTAATGGAGTCGGGGGTACAATACTTTCAGAACCAAATTACGGAGCTTACAGGTAAACTTGAAGCGGCAAGCAAAGGCAACCCAGATCAAACAAAAGAATTCGAAGCTAAGATTGCGGAGATTCATGATTTAAAAAAGAATCTTCAAGACCTCACGAATATCAACACTCAGCTTAAGGGCACTATTGAGGAGAAAGACGGTTTGATTGCGGGGGCACAGAAAGAAAAAGAGTCGTTTATCTTTAATCAGTTGCGTAACGACGCACACGCAAAGCTAGGATTAGACCCTAACGCAAACAAATTGCAGGTAAAAGGGTTCTTTGCGGAGATGAACGAGACGTATAAGACTTCTTTGAAAAAGACGACCGACGATGAAGGCAAGGTTAGTTACGGCCTTGAGATTAGAGGAATGGACGGAGAGTTGGTATCTGACCCTAAGAAGCACGGGGAATCGCTATCGTATACCGATGTATACAAGCAAGGAGCGGCAACGCACAAGATTCTCAAGATTAACGACGATGGCGGCAAGCCTGCTAATAGTGGAGGTATTTTCTCCTCGTCAAAGCCCCCTGCTGATACTAACGGACAGGGTAACGGAAATGGAAACAAAAGACCGGTTGCCGGTGGCGGCGGTTTTAAATGGAAGACGGCTGGGCGAGGATAGTCCAGCTAACTGATAGACGTGTTATGTGCCTTGCTGTTCGGGCATAATAGACAGCATTTTATTAAGGTGGCTCAATCTATTCAGGCCAAATAATGTGAATAGGTTACTTTTTAAAATGTTATAAACATGTCATAT